CCCACACGCAGGTTTCTGCACACCAATATTTTTCATTGTCTTTATCAAAATAATCATCATCTTCAAAATTTATACCACAAAATTCAGATAAAATTTCTCTGTCGGTTATTTTGCCTTCCTGATAATCAGTTTTAGTAAAGTTATTATAGTAATCCCAATCACTATAATACCTTTCTCCGTCTTGTATTCCTATGTTAACTATTATCATTTTGGTTTACCTCTTTTTTTATTCTAAGCCAAGCACCTATAATTTTTTGTGCATAATCTTGCTCTCGCTCATAATCGTCATAAAGACTATTAATAACATCATCAATAATTTCTATATCTTTATCCATCCTTGGAATTCTCCTCTTTTTCGATATCAGATAACCATTCATCAAAATCTTGTCTTAATCCATCTGGCATATCATTAAGTAATATTTCCATTTTAGGATTGTCATTCCATTGAATTAATATTTGGGTTGCTATTATTGTTCTATCCATTATTCTTCTCCATTATCCGCTTTATCTTGTTCAACTTGATAATTAACATCATCTGGATAATCATCATGATTAATTTTAGGCTTATCTTCTGGCTCCACTACATAGAATTGCAAGTCTCCCTCAAAGAAGTTTTCATCAATAAATTCTTCTGCGTCTTCTTCGGAATCAAAAGTTCCATCAAGAAGATAAGAGGTCATAGTATCCTCGTACCTGATTTTATATTTTGGTTTACTCATATCTACCTCCCGATAGTTTTTAAATCGTTTTTAGTTATATATTGA